TATCGTTGTTCCATCTTAGTTATGATGATTGACACGATATATCGTAGTCTCTCTCGCTATAATCGCATATATCATTCGTTGTCGCCAGGTCAGAGACTGACGACACGAGTTATATGATAAATCGATAAGCGAGATTACGAGAGAATGATAATTGGTGAATTGTCATATCAACCTCATTAACTTTAATATAAATATTATATCACGATTTTAACAAAAATGCAAATACTGTTTTTCGTAGGGGTATGAATATGTTTATTCATCTACGTTTCATTGATGGAAAAATATTTTATTTTTTGAAATTTAGTTGGAATTCTAAGTATTACTTTGGTAGAAAATGACAGTTGCTACCTAAAACAGTCATTCATATTTGTAGTCTTCTAGGTCTTGAATAAACTGTGCCTCTCCTTCATCATCATGAGACTTTATACTTTCTAGGTGGTTTTGTATACGATTTGAAAATTTAATTTCATTTCGTTGCTTGGTTCTTCGTAGAGGATTTTCTTTAAATTGATAATACATCTTCTTAAATTCTTTATCTTTTTTATTTTGCTTAAAAATTCTGTCGTACAGTTCAAGTACCCTTTTTCTGCTTTCTTCCTCATATTCAGGAAAGTTAAAATTATCTACAAACTCTATAATTTCTTCTTCCTTCTCTGCGTCTAGAAAATCTACATGACCTACGACTTCGATAGAGAATTTTTCTCGAATTTCATATTTAAGTAAACATATTTCGGGAGCTGTAGAAACATATAATAATTTATAGCATGAACCTTGTGCTTTTTGAGAAAAGGAAACTTTAAGTTCACCTTTCAATAGTTCTAAAAATAAATAAGTGGGAAGGGTTTGGTCTGCGTACTTGTAGATATCTGCGGGATGCCAAGAGCCTTGAATGTTCCTCCATTTGAGGGCTCCTCTGCCTGTTATATCTAAAAATAGATTTGATTCTAATTCTGCTTTCATATTTAAGTATAAATGTTGTGGTAAAAATTGACTACGAAGCGTAGTAGAAAAGCTGTAAAGTTTTGAGTTAAAAAATGAAACTCAATAGTGGTTCGATTTTAGTAAAAAATCTATTTTCTGTGTCTCGGTCTTTTTTCAGTGAATTTACGAAACTCGGCAGTGAGCTTTTGTTGTCGCTTGATAGCTGATGCCTTTGCTTTCTTTCGGCGTGTGGTAGGTTTTTCGTAGTGTTCAAGTTCTCTTATTCGGTCTTTAAATCCATCGTTCTCCATCTTGCGACGTAGTATACGAATTGCTTTTTCGGGGGACATTCCTCTACAATTTATCTTCATAGTGTCTCGATGTACTTACCAAGAGTAGCAATCTCGTCGTCTGTAAGTTGACCAGCCTGAGCCCACATGGTTGAACTCATATTGCCAATAGTCTCTCTGTTTTGATATGCGTATAATCTACTAGTAATGTAATCGGAGGATTGTCCTGCAAGTTTTGGAAAGACTGCCATACCTTGACCTTCTGCTCCATGACAAGCGGCACATCCTGCCCATAGTCCTTTGATAGAACTGAACTCATCTTGTGCTGCAAGAGCTTTCTTTCGTTGCTCTATTTCAGGTGCAGTACCATTGAGTGCTACATATTCTTCGTAACAAGTTCCGATACAGTTTGTACTGTGTGGAACTCCTCTATATTCGAGATTATTGTATGCTACTGCTATAGTAGCAATTAAAGCTGTTGCTGTAAATAATATATAACTCTTCATTTTAGTCCTTGCGCTCTTGTAAGACGAATAAGGTCATTCGCAATATTACATTGATTGTCGACAGTAGCTCTTACAAACTTCTGTACCCATGCCATATCAAATACAAAGTCCTGATTCTGTGTGTTCAGTCCTTGCTTTTGACATTCTATAATCAATGCTTTCATAACTTTTTCTGATATTTCTTCTGACTTTCTCATTCTAGGGAAGTCAATTACTTTATCCATCTTTTCTCCTTTGAAATGTCCATCCTCTCTTGCGAAGATAGTTAACTTGTGATGTTATAGAACCAGTAGAACGAGCCATCTTAGTAGAGAGTTCATCAATTGACATAGTGTTATACAAGTCTTTCAGCCTCTGCTTCTCTTTGGTCGTCCAAGTCCCTTTTCTAAATAACATATGAGTATTATATCAAATTTTTAAGCAAGTGTCAAGAACTATTTTTAGGAAGTAGAAAATAGTACTTGACTTATGGTTGTAAATTGGTTATAATATATGCAGGAGAAAAAATTATGGAAAATATAGATTTAGCGTATCTTATCATATTATTAGCAAGTATACATCTTAGCTATTCGTATGGTAAGAAAACTGGAATAGAAAACACAATAACCTTCTTAGAAGAGGAGAAGCTAATTGAGTTTGATGACTAAGTAGTAGGACGAAACTACTAAAAAATAATTCTTGACTTCTGGTTCTACTTTTGGTATAATATGTATGAAGTAGGCAGAATAGGTCTGCTTACGTTTAAGGTCGATACCGAAAGGGTCGGCATAGTATTAACGAAAGTGATATTAGGAGAATTAAAAAATGACGATTGATATTAGTAAATTTTGGCTTGGTATGAACAATGAGTGGTTGTTACACAACACTGACACATCATATCCAAGATATAACATAGTCGAAAACGCTGAGAGTGGCAACTATCGAATAGAGGTAGCAATTCCTGGCTGGAGCAAGAAAGAACTGGAGTTAGTTCAAGAAGAAAACGAACTACTCATCAAGGGGAAAAAAGAAAGAAAACTTGGTGCAACAGAAAGATTTGTACACCAAGGACTCAGTCTTAAATCTTTCGAGAGAAAGTTTATTTTAAATGCGGATTTAAAAGTAGACAGTGTCGAATTAACAGACGGCTTACTAACAATCGCTTTGTCTAGGACTCCGAACTCATCAAGGAAGGTATTAGATATTAACTAACATCTTCTTAAAGGAGATAAATTATGAGATTAGTTCTCAAATTAAGACAAAGCATAATAAAAGGTGATAAGATAGCATTTGGTAGAATGGCAGAGAGTGCCACTCTTATAGGAATAATGCTAGCATGCGTTTACGCAATGATACCCATCATCTAAGTATGCTATCAAGCTGAAGGAGTTATTATGCTTATAGTAAGTTCAGAAGCATTGGATGTAATAAAAGAGCGCATCGCCTCGCACAAAGTGTGGGGCGTTCGTGTCTTGACTAAACCTGCAGGTTGCAATGGCTGGAAGTGGGAGTTAGATTATGAAGACAATCCAAGCTTTACAGGAGATTCAATTTACTATGATTGCATAGCAGTTGACCCTCAAACATTATCAATGGTTGAAAGAATAGAAATAGATATGGACATTGATGGAGTGCAACAGCAGTTCACATTCAATACACCATTATCAACAGCCCAATGCGGGTGCGGAGAAAGTTTTACATTATGAAGATATCAATAGAGGGTTTAGCCCTTATCAAAAAGTTCGAAGGACTTGAACTGGAAGCATACAGATGTGCTGCTAATGTTCTAACAATTGGCTATGGTCATACAAAAGGAGTCACAGAAGGACAAAAAATCACAAAGGAAGAAGCAGACGAAATGCTCGTAATAGAAATGGAAGAATACGAGAAGGCTGTGAATGATGCCGTCACAATTTCAATAGACCAGTGCATGTTCGATGCACTAGTATCATGGACATACAATCTCGGTCCAAGCAATCTCAACGCAAGTACAATGTTAAAAGTTCTCAATTCAGGGGACTATGATGGCGTACCTGAACAAAATAAAAGATGGAACAAAGCTGGTGGCAAAGTTCTCGAAGGACTTATCAGAAGAAGGGAAGCAGAAGCTTTACTTTTTGAAGGAAAAGTGTGGGATGAAGTCTGAGCTTCTCAGCAAAATATTAGCAGGATTAAAAAGATTTTGGTTCTGGTTAAAAAGTTTATTTACAACTTACTACAGTTTAAAAGTAAGTTATAATGCTACTTGGGGAGATGCAGACGACCAAGAATTTATCGTCAAGAAGTTCATTAAAAAGCAACCAAAGTTTATATCTTTCATCACAGAAGAAGGAGAATTAGTAGAGATTAGTGGCGCTGATGGACTTAATTATAGGATTCAACAATTATGAACCAACTTTACATAGGCATTATATTAGTATTAGGAGTCGGTAGTTATACACTTTACCAGCAAAACCAAGTACTATCAGCAAATAATGCAGCACTAGAAGGTGCAGTTGCTACACAAGAAGCAGCAATAAAAAATATGCAGAACGATTTTGCTCTGCAAACAAAACAACTTGGAGACTTACAGAAGAAGTCTCAAGCAACACAGTTAGAGATGAACAGATACTTGGACATCTTTAAAAGACACAATTTAACAAAACTAGCAGCAGCAAAACCTGGTTTGCTA